TGGCCCCGATAAATCTCTGTTTCCCGTTCACTCCCCAGTAGTGGTTAACACTAGGGGGGTAGGGTAACTCGAGCTGAATATGCATCGATTCTCCTTTATGTTAGTGCGCACTTAGCAGTTAAGTATTTGATTCTATTTATAGTTTTCAGGCTTACGCATGTTTGCCTGACAATCTAAAACATATTGCAATAAAGTGAGTACAACATGTTGACAGGCAGTTTTCCTTCATATATATTGCGAACGTCTACTGCTAGGAGCCCGTATGAAACTTACCAACAAATTCAGTATCCCTCAGACTTTCGTCAATGTATTGGAGCGCCCGACCTATAGCAAGGGCAAGGCGCATCTATCTGTTACTCAGCTTATCAACAGCCCCAAGATCGTTGCTCTGACTCAGAAGTTCGATGACGAGCTGGAGCAGGATGTCTCGGATATGGTGTGGTCAATCTTCGGGACGGCGATCCATGGCGTCTTGGAGCATGGCAAGGATGATAACCATGTTGTGGAGGAGCGCCTTCATACCACGCTCGATGGGTGGCGTATCTCAGGAGCGATCGATCTTCAGATCAAGACCGATGCCGGGATAGCCATCCGTGACTACAAAACCACCTCAGCATGGGCTGTGATGAACGAGAAGCTGGAGTGGGAGCAACAGTTAAACACCTATGCTTGGTTGGTTCAGACAGTCAAGCAGGCCCCGGTTACGGACATTGGGATCGTAGCCATCATCCGGGATTGGTCACGGCGTGAGGCGGCCAAGAACGAGAACTACCCGCCAGCCCCGATCAAAGAGATCCCCATCAAGCTGTGGACATACGACGAGCAGGAGGCCTACATCAAGCACCGGATCAGTATGCACTCGGCCTGTGAGTTTGCTTTGGAGACGGATGAGGAGCTACCCCTTTGCACCCCCGAGGAAATGTGGGAGAGACCGACTGTGTGGGCCGTCAAGAAGAAGGGTGGGGTTAGGGCCAAGTCTCTGCACGAGGGGCAGGAAGAGGCTCAGGAAGCCCTAGAAACCCTTGGTAAGGATTATGAGATCGAGGTGCGTCCGGGCAGCCGCACTCGCTGTGAATCGTTCTGCCCAGTGAACCAATACTGCCAGCAATGGCGGGATTATCAGGAGAGTTTGAAATGAAAACTAGAACGGAAATGATGTACGACTTTATGTTGGCCCTATCGGCTAACTCGCAGATCCTTGTGTCTGCTGACGAGGCGGCATTAAGTAATGAACAAGCCGCCAACATTGTCTTTAGCTTGGCTGAGGCAATGGTGGACCGCTACTTTGAAAGTCTGTGATGAATCCAAACGATGAACAGGTAGGCGGGCGTCACTACATTGAGAAGGCAATCCAGCCTTGGGATTACATCGTCGCCAACAAGATGGGGTATCTCGAAGGCAACATCATCAAGTATGTGACCCGTTACAAAGAGAAGAACGGCGTTGAGGACCTCATCAAGGCCGCCCATTACTTAGACAAACTTATTAAGGTGACACAGAATGAACGTCTATAAGAAGCTTCAGAAGGCCCGGATTAAGCTCCAGCAAACTGAGATTAAGAAGTCCGGGAAGAACAAGTTCGCCGGCTACGAATACTTCGAGCTCGGGGATTTCCTGCCAGCGATCCAACGGATCTGCGACGAGGTCGGGTTGTGCGGGGTTGTCTCCTATGACGAGGCCAACGCCCACCTGACGATCTATGACACGGATGGGGACGGGACGATTGTCTTCTCCTCGCCTATGGCCTCGGCTGAGTTAAAGGGTTGCCATGCCGTCCAGAATCTTGGAGCGGTTCAGACCTATCTTCGTCGTTACCTCTGGACCACGGCCTTTGAGTTGGTCGAGCACGATGCCCTTGATGCCACGACGGGATCGGTGGATGTCAAACCTAAGCCCAAGGTTGAGGCCAAGCCGATCGTAGGCAAAGAGGGGGATTGGCAGATCAAGGCCCCGGCTAAGCCTGACGGGGATCAGATCGATGCATGGCTGACTGTTGTGGGGCAGACGACTCAGGTTGCGCTGAGCATGGCTAACTCAGAAGAGGACGTTATGCAGATCTTCAAGAAGAACAAGACGCTATTCGACACAGTCAAGGAAGTCGATGCCGTGGCCTTCAAAGATCTCATGGCTGTATTTAGCGAAACCAAAGGCAAATTTAAGGAGGCCGCATGAGCTTTGTGCCAAAACCAAACACGGGAACCCTATGGCCCAACGAGCGTAAGACCACTGAGACTCACCCCGATATGCGGGGGGATATCTTCATCTCGGTTTCTTTGCTTCGTTCCCTGATGGCCAAAGGGGAAGACCCCGTAAAGATCTCCATCGCTGGATGGGAAAAGACTATCAACGGGAAGGACTGCCTTTCCATTGCGGCCTCTGAGCCGTATGTCAAGCCTGTTGATAACGTGACCAAAGCTTCGGCTGCGGGCCCTGATGAAGACGTACCTTTTTAAGGAGATTGCTATGCAAAAACGCCGTGGACGCCCACCTAAATCTGTTCAAACCGAATCTACTGCCTTCAAAGAAAATGGAGAGTTGGATCTTTTGTACGCTGAGAATGATGCGCTTCGTCACAACTTAAACAAGGCCCGTGCTGTGATCGAGTACTTGGAAGGGCGTCTGGCGCTTATCCGAGGAAAATATGAAGACACTTCAATTTGAGGGAGTTAAGGTCGCCCTCAAACAGGACAAGACGGGCTATGTCCTTACCTTGTGTATGCACCCTGACGAGATCCCGGAGGAGCTTCTCCGGGACTTTGTGGGGGCCCGCTATCAGGTGGTCATGGTTCGCTTGTCCGGGGATGAGACGCCCATGGATCGCAAGGAGTTTGACGGGACCAAGGCTATCCGCGTGGCCGGCTTGCTTTGCAGGGATCCTAACTTTTGGGAGTGGCTACACGAGGACACTCAGATCATTGAGGCCACTGAGAAGGAGGCTACCGATTGGTTGCGGGATTACCTCGGGGTGACTTCTAGGTCAGAGCTCAAGGACAACCCGCCAGCTAGGGAGCGCCTAGAAAAACTACACAAGGACTTTAATGCATGGAAAAGAAAATGATTCCCTATTCGGTGCACCTTCCCAAGGAGCACTACATCATGCTGAAGAAGGCGGCCAAGGGAAGGAAGGCTTCCTCGATTGTCCGGGATGCCATTATGACTTTCGTGAGCGGCGGAGATGACGCCTTCAAGAGTGGCTATAACAAGGCCATTAAGGATGCGGCAAAGGTTATCTACGACTGTCCTGAGGCGCAGATGATAGCTATCAAGGGTAAGGATCTTGGTCTGATCTTGACTGAGCAAATCGAACTGCTGGAGATGAAATAGTGGATATGTCAGATGCCGAAGCAATGAACAAGGCGTGGACGGACTGGTTTATCAAGCGTGCTCCACGGAACGAGGATGCCTTTTATACCTGCTTCAAAGAGGCGTGGGAGGTTTGTTGCAACCGCTACAAGTCTCAGCTAGCAATGCAACAGTATGAGATTGAGGCGCTTGAGCAAAAACTTCGGGAAGAACGAGTTCGTCAGCGGTGAGGACCAAATGAGTAACTTAAAAATATTTACTAAAGAACAACGTATAGAGTGGGCAAAGAAAAGTGTTGCTACGAGAAAAGCAAACAGAGAAAAACGAGAGGAGATGAAAGCTCGGGCTTTGGAACGAGAAATTGGACTAATGGACGAAATAGAGGCATTAGAGAAAAAGCTGGCCCACTTGAAACGCATGGAAAGTATGCAGTCTGTGTCATGTGCGCTTACAGGGAAGGCTTTATTGTCTGAAGAAGAAATTGTAAAAGCAGCCTTTCCTTGGGAGGATGTTTCTGGCGTTTATTTTTTAATTTCTGAGGGCAAGGTTGTGTACGTTGGGCAGTCTGTATGTATCTACTCTCGTCTAAGAACGCATATCAATTTTGATAAATATGCTTACGTTCTTTGTCCGACAAAAATGATGGATAAATTAGAGTCTTTGTATATACACCTCTTACGACCAGAACGAAATGGCAACATTTCTAATCAGCAGAAGAACGCACCCATTTCTTTGGATAATCTTTTAGGAACGAATGTATAGGGGAAAAACACATGAAAGAGATTGATTTTATCGAGCGATTGAAGTTGTTTGAGGACACCATGCAAGTGGTGGACCGCTTAAAGATAAATGGTAAAAAGGACAGCGCCAAGCACTTGCACGAGTTGTGGATGCTGACCCGCCAATTGGGTGCTGAAGTCAAGAGGTTGCGTAAGGAGAAGCTATGAACGACGAACAAGTGTTTGAACTAGCAGAAAAGATCGGGTTCCAAGACGATTTTGGTCGGTGGAACTTTACGAGCGAGAACTTGCTGGACTTTGTGTTCATGGTTCAAAAGGCAGAGCGTGAATGGGTTGGGCTGACTAAAGAAGAAGCCAAAGAAATCTCAATGGCAAATCGTCCTTATGTAATAGACATGATCGCCGCATTGGAAGCCAAACTAAAGGAGAAGAACACATGACCAAAGATGACATC